GAAAAGATGCATTAATAAAAGAAGAAAAATTTCAAAAATCTTTAAATGTTGTAAGATCTACAATGTATATTAACAAATCATTGGCAACAATTAATGGTTTCTTTGGTATGAAAGTTCCAAAAGAATACCATCATTCCTTTGGAAGTACAGAATGGAATGAAGAAAGAAAAGTGAGTCACGGAGAGAAAAGATCTAAATATTTTAAATCAAACAAAGTGATCTGGGTCTATAAAGATAATTTATCTAAGCATACTACCAAAAACAAAGTAGAAATTCTATTATCTGAAGGTTGGAAACTTGGTAGGAAACCTCCGGGCATACGTCTCAAACAAGAAACATTAATTTGTCCATATTGCAATAAATCTGGATTTAAATCTGGTATGCTTTCTAATCATTTTGAACACTGTAAGTATCACCCAAATAAAATTAAAGATACTTTAGAAGAAGAAAGAATCAAAAGTTTAAAGACGAAAAGATCGGAACATGAATATTTTGGGGTTATTTATAATACATTTGAAGAATTAGCAATTAAGACTGGTTGTTCCGAACATCTTTATAGAAAGTATTACAAAAATGGAATTGATCCAACTCCACATTTCAATTCAAGAAATTACCCAAAGAAATAGATTAGTCTTTTACTAGGTCAAAAATATTTGGTTCCTCTACCGGAACTTCTACCTTAGTTACCTTTTTATCCTTTGCGTATGGGGTTAGGTTTCTGTGCTTCAATGCTGGGTGTAAGTTGCCTGTGGCTGCTGCAGTTTTACGTTGTTCATAGTAATCAACAAAAATTTCATTCTCTTTAAGAAAGTCTACAAAAGCATTCGTACCCTCAGTATCACCTTCAAGATTTTGCTGAATGAATTCCGAAGTTACTTTATCATTGATCAGCCGAGCCCGAATAGAAGTTTGTTTCTGTTCAATCTTAATCCGACCGATGAAAGAATTCCAGCAAAGTTGAGAAGCATATCCAAAGAAATTGTCCGATTTTTCTGGATCAAATAAATGGAATTTTGCCGTAAGTTGAAGAATGGCATCCGAAATCATATCGCCGCGGTAAGAGTAACCAATGAAATTGTGCATCCGAGACATCTTAGTTGCAATCTGTACAATAGCATCAGCTACTCTTGGTGGCATTGTGGGTCGATCGGTACCATCTTCTTTTGTTTTAAGATAAGCAGCTCGATATTCTTTCATAATTGCAAGAATTTCTTTGTTGTTAACGTAGTGGTTGCTTTCGGCAACCTTTTCAATGTAGTCTTGTTGTTCCATAGTTTATACCTTTGTGGTCATGAATACATTATACATCACTTAGATGGCATTGTACAATATTAAATATGCAATGACCAAACCTTCAATTTTCATATGAACAACTTAGAAATTTATCCGAAAAATTACACAGATCGTGTGCCGTATTTCTACATCGTGAGACACAAAAACTCGGGGATGCTTTATGCTGGATCTAGATGGAAGATTGGATGTACACCTAAAGAATTGTTCACACCCGGTGGTTATTTAACCTCATCCAAAAGAATAAAAGAAATTATTAACAAAGAAGGTTTAGATTCTTTTGAAATATACTTAACTTTAACAGAAGCCGAATGTGGGCTTGATGTATTTTATTATGAAACTAGATTTTTAAGACAGTATAATATTTCGAATAGAACAAATTGGTATAACGGCCATGATAATTTTTCAAGTTCTGCCTTTAATACAACTTCATTTAAGAAAAATATGAAAAATAAGTATGGATTTGAATATTCTTCTCAGGTGCCAGAAATAAAAACAAAAATGAGAGCTTCTAATTCTAATAAAACACCAGAAGAAAAAATAGAAATAGGGAAGTTAAAATCGAGACCCGGAGAATATAACGGAATGTATGGAGTTCATAGATTTGGAGAAGATAATCCATTCTGTGGGCAAAAACATACAGAAAAAACTAAAAAATTAATGAAAACAAAAGCAGAAAATAAAGTAGTGGTGAAAGATAGTAATGGAAATCATTTAAAAGTCCAGATAGATGATCCTAGGTATATTAGTGGTGAATTAATTCCAATTAATTCTGGGTTTGTTGTTGTCAAAAATTCTCAAAATGAAAATTTTAGGGTATCTTTAGATGATCCTAGATATGTTTCCGGTGAATTGATACCTGTCGGCAAAAATAGAAAAATGAGTCAAGAATTTAAGAATGAAATGTCTTTATTAGCTACTGGGACTAAATGGTATAATAACGGTTATATTACTAAAAGATTTAAATTAGACCCGGGTGGTGAATGGATTCCTGGTAGAATAAAGTGGGCAAAATGACAAGACGCTATCCAAAACCAAGAAAATGGAAACCAAGAAATCCAGAAAAATATGTTGGTGATATAAATAATATAATAGCAAGATCTTCTTGGGAAATAAAATTGCTAAATTGGCTAGATGCAAGTCCAGCGGTTATAAGTTTTAATTCCGAGGGTTTAGTAGTTCCATATTTAAGCCCAATCGACAACAGTATGCATAGATACTATGTTGACTTTTTAGCAAAAATGCGACTCAAAGATGGTTCGATCAGAACATACGCAATAGAAGTCAAACCCAAAGCGCAATGTCTCCCACCCAGAAAAAACAGAAACAAAGAACGAATGATCACAGAAGTTTCAACATATGTGGTTAATCAAGCCAAATGGACTTATGCTAAAGCACACTGTGAAAAACTTGGTGTAGCTTTTTTAGTCCTTAATGAGGAAGATTTAGGAATAGCATGATAGCAAAAAACACAAGTTCTATATTCGAAGAAATAAAGAAAAGTCCAAAGTTTCTAGCAGATAGATCAGCCGATTGGTTTAAAACAAAGATCAAGGAATTATCACCTATAGCACCGATTGACAGAGCAAACCTTCTAGCACAGACTAGAGATACAATGCAGTCCAATAGGTTACTACCTGGTACTTTAACTTTCTTTTCTTACGACCCAAAATATAAAGAAATTCTACCATACTATGACAAATTCCCACTGTCATTTATAGTCGGTATAGATAAATTTGGATTTACTGGTGTAAATTTCCACTATCTGACTATACCAATGAGAGTTAGGTTATATGATGCAATGTATACGATAGCTAAACAGTCGGTGAATAAAACTACACAACAGGTTTTAGTTCTGAACTGGAAATTACTTTCTAACTTTTCTAAGTTTCCAGCAGTAGCTCCAGCAGTAAAGAGATATCTGTTTAGCCATGTACAATCTAAATTCATTAAAGTACCATTGGATGACTGGAAAATAGCTATACTACTGGAAAATGCAGAATTCAAGAAAACATCAGCTGCAAATGTCCGTACTATAAGTACTAAGATCGCTTTAGATGCAGCTAGACACAAATAGGGTTTTACCATCAAAGCAGTACCAGTAGATTCATTCTACAGCATTCTAAGCAGTACTATGGTTGTTTACATTTATTGTGGTAGTAAAGAGCTGAAGCCAGCTCCAGGGCTGAGGTGTAACCGAATGCCCTGACTCCAGAAGTATCCAGCCAATAAGTATTAATAAGATCCTAGAATACTTTAAAGGGCTTACTTAAAGATAAACTCTAGTAAACCCTCCATTGCATTCCGGGTAGCTAGTTGCCTAGCTTTTTTCTGTTGAATACCTGCAGGCACAGCTTCCAAAGTCCACATGAATAGAATATAGTTCAACTTTAGTTGAACACAACTATCCTTTCTATAGAATAATTATATCACTCAAAATTTACGCTGTACAATCTTTTTTGCACAGTTAAGTTATTGATTCTAAATAACATTCCGTCTCTGTTACATTTAGTTACAACTTAGTTACTCTGAGAGTGTTTGAGATTTTCTTTTTCGATGTCCGAAGCAATCATGGCCATTTCTACATCTAGCTCCCATCTTGTCAGCTGATCTATAGTATCGGCCGAATAATTAAATCTGTATCGTAGCAAATGCATAGCCTTGAAGTAGTCTGCCAGATCAACATACCCAAGGCTTATAGAAAAAAATTCTCAAACCCAGACATTATTTGATCATGATGTTTACCGCAGTGTTTACAAGTATAAGATACATCGAGTTTAACCATTGGCATATCATTTAGATATTTAGCAATACTCTTTTGTTGGATTGGAGTCATAGATTCAACAAATTCAATCTTCTCTTCTAGAGTCCAGTCAAACACTTCATCTGTTGAGTAAACAGATTGGATACATTTTGCTACTGTATCTGTACCCGAATTTTCATCACTAGTCATAAATGCTGAAATGAAGTGTGATAAAGTCGGATGACTCATCACAACGGTAAAATTAGTGTCTGGAATCTTTATTTTCGGATTTTCTATTGGGCTTGGTTCTACCTTAAGCGTAGATAAATCAACCGAAAACTTAGTTGTGGCATTTTCTTTACAGTCACATGAACCACTTAGATCTAAAACTTCACCCACAGATTTTGATCTAATTTGGAGAAACAGATACTCAATATCATAATATGGAGTTTTGTCTGGGTCTATTACTCCATATGTACAGACAGAAATAGTATTTTTTAGTGCTTCTCCAACGGTTTCGAGGTTATTCTCCTGAAGTGCCAGAAGTAGTGCTTTTTCTTCTTTGATCGTAAAAGGTCTAAAATTTACAGTTTTGCCTGTTGATGGAAGTTTTGTTGTGTAAGTTGGAAGTATAATTTGTTTCATTTCATTCTCTCGTATTAAATTGTTACCAAAGACCATTAGTATTTTCACCCATGATCGATTGTGCATTGTATGTCTGTAGTATTTCTGGATTCCCTAGTGCTCCAACTCGTTTCGCCTCTATGGTGATATCTACCATATTTGGTAAAATTTTCTCCGCGGATGTAGTAACTGTCTCAAAGACGAAGGAGATTGGTAGTACGGAAATCCCATTCATTCCATAACCCAACGAGACAGAATTTATGATCTTGGGGTAGATATTTTTAAATGAATAAGAATGCTTAACTGTCCCCTGCATATCTATAAGATGTACATCTATACTTTCGGCTGTATATTCTTCTGGGTAGTTAAAGTTTCTTCTTGAATCTACAATTGCTTCTTTCCAAATATCAAAGAATTTTTGTACAGTATAGTTTTGATCTACATAAAATTGAAGCATTAAATCCTGGTAGTCGTAGTCATAGATCACACGTCTTTTAATACCTGCTTCATTATAGTTATCGTTGGTGTAGAAATTCAATTGTGGGGTGGCAGCGCCAGCACAGAATAATGAAACAATACGCTGATCGATCTTTCCAACCAAGGCAGGTGGTAGCGCGATATCTACATAGTAAAGATATGGTCTGGCTATATTGGAATTTGTTAATTCCGCGGCAAAGTCTTTTAGTGTAGACATTTAGTTTTAACCATTAAATAGTTTATTGAGATAGTATTTAATGAAAGAATCCATGGCTACAGAATCAGTCCCACAAAGTCAAGAATCTACTGTTTTTAAAAATAGTACAAACATTCAAGCACTTCAAGGAAAAAGAACTTTGTCTTTCCCTGAATATTTGGGTAATTCGGATCTCGATGAAATCGGTAATGATTTTGCCTGGATGATGATCAACATTAACTCTGCCACAGATGGATCAAAACTACAGGGTGACACCGCCACAGGACCAGTTGTGATAGCTAATACTCAGATCGGCGCCACCATGGATGGAAGGGTGATGGATCTTGGCTCTAAAAAAGATAATGAGCAGTTCGTTGATAGCGAAACTAGAAGAAAATATGGTGACGAAGCCGTTTCAAAACAAACTTGGACACGGAAACCAGGCCTATCTAGATTAGATAGAGTTGTAGTTCTTCCGATGCCCAATGATTATGGTGTTGATACATCAATTAATTATGATGAAACTACAGCCGATGGTCTATCTAGTGCTAATGATTTTTTAAATTCTGTGGGATCCGGTGGTGTTTCTGCCACTATGCGTGTTTTGTTAAATGATTTAGCAACAGGCCTACTAAATAGAGGTTCGTCTGCAGTGGGTGTTGGTGATGTAACTTCTAAAGATAGAATGTTCGCTCGTGATCGTAAGGCAATTAATCCGAAAAAAGAAACTCTTTTCAAAGATATTTCCTTCAGAAACTATAGATTCCGCTATACGCTCGCACCAAAAAGCCAAAACGAATCTAAGATTATCCAAGAAATAATTAAAACTCTTAGATTTTATGCATTACCAGAACTAAATGAGTCCAAACTCTACTACACCTTTCCAGCCGAATTCGAGATTAAGCTCATGAAAGGTGCAGAAGAAAATTCCGCCATACCAAGAATAGCACCATGTATTCTTAAAAATGTTTCTGTGAATTATGTTCCAAATTCTAATATTTGGGGCAATTTACCAGACGGTTTCCCTCCTATGGTAGATATGTCTCTTGAATTCCAAGAACTCGAAATTATCGATCGTAACAGAGTTGACAGCCAAACTTCAGTTATAACATCTGGACATTAAAATGAGTTATTTTTCTAATCTTCCATTTACAGCATATGAATTCAATGGTGTAGTTGACGCAGCTAAAGATATAACGGTAAGATCAAAGTTTTTTACTGAGTATAAAAACTACACTGATCTTTATTCTTTGTATGAAATTTCCGATGGAGAAACTCCAGAGTCTTTGGCATATGGCTATTACAAGTCACCGGAATTTCATTGGGTCATCTTGATGTATAATGAACTTCACAATGTAGATTTTGAATGGCCATTAAGTGCTAACCAACTCAATCTATATTGCCAAGATAAATATGGCGAATATGCAAGCTCCGTTAAACATTGGGTTAATCAAGATAATTTAGTATCAGGTGAGATCAAAGAATTTATAACGCCTTGGGTACCACCCAATAATCCCGGAATTGAAGGTAATCTAGAATATATTCCAATCACATTCTATGAATATGAAGAAAAACTTAATGATGAGAAAAGAATCATTAAACTGCTAAGAATAGAACTATTGTCCGAATTCGTGACTCAATTTAAAAATTCTCTAAGCTATGGCAGATTATAAAAGTACGCTTACAGTACCTGGTGAGGTAAATGTATTAAGACTGGAGATTGAGGCTCGCGGTAAACTTTTAGACGTTTCGGCTTTGGTGGCGGATTTAACAATATATGAAGACATTTTTTCCAACACAATGTCTGGTTATATCGTCATGGTCGATGCATTGGACCTGATTAATACACTCCCGTTGGTTGGCGAAGAGTTATTGTATGTAGAATTAGAAACGCCATCTCTGAAATCAAAAATCAAAAAAACTTTCTATATCTATAAGTTATCTAGTCTTGCTCATAAGAAACGTATGGCAGGCTATATTCTACACTTCTGTTCTGTTGAACTTATAAACTCAGTCAATTCTAAGGTTGCCAAGGCTTATAAAGGTAAGATAACTTCTACTGTTCAATCTATTTTTGCCGACGAAAATTTTTTGGCGTCGAAACAGACTTTAGTTTCTGACGCCACTTCAAATGATTACCCTTTTGTTGCTCCATTTTGGACGCCGCTTCAAACTATAAATTGGCTCACTACCAAGAGTCTTAATTCTCGGGGTGTTTCTAATTTTCTGTTCTTTGAAAACAACAAAGAATTTGAATTCATCTCAATCGATACTCTAATTTCTAATCAACCAATTAGAGACTATGTTTATGCAGACGTAGGTTCAGATACTACATTGGGTCATGGTGCTTCTTTAGATCAAAAATATAGTTTTGTTGAACAAATAGAAATGCAAAATACATTTGACTACATCCGGGATTTATCAGCTGGTATGTATGGTGGTGTAGTCTATACATATGACATGACTACCAAAAATATCAAAAGAACTTCTTACGACTACATTGGTGATTTTGGAAAAACTAATCACTCCAATGAGAAGCCTTTGAAGTCTTCTAGTCTGATTAAGAAAAAAATAGCATCTCTCCACTTCTTAGCTAAGAATGATTATTTGACTGGTGCTTATAAGTCTCAGAAAATACATGATATCTTCCTTCAGAGAAATTCTCTACTAGAACAGATTCGGGCATTCAAATTTAACATTAAAGTATTTGGAAGAACCGATATGCAGGTTGGTCAGATGATTACTTATACCATGCCAAAGAATACAGAGATCGTTAAGAAGGAAATCAATACCGATGCGAACATGGAATACTTCACAGGTAAGTATCTAGTCACGGCCATTCGACACCAAATCATTAATGGCAAACACATGATGGATATGGAAATTGTCTCCGATTCATTTGCAAAAGAAATTACATTATGAACAATAATTTTTACATGGGGATTGTGGAGGATAGAATTTCTGACCCACTCAAGTTGGGTAGAGTGAAAGTAAGAGTATTTGGAGTACACTCAGAATTTATCGCTGACGTGCCCACAGAATCACTCCCATGGGCAATCCCACTTATGTCTTCGAGTTCTGCATCTCTATCTGGTATAGGTGATGCAGTACCACAATATGTAGAAGGAACGACTGTATTCATATTCTTCAAGGATGGAGAATCTAAACAACAGCCAATTATACTTGGTTCTCTGGCAGGCATTCCGCTAGATAAAAATCCATTTGCAACTCCATCATCACAAGAAGTTGGAGCTCTTATAACGGCACAAAAAGCGACGGTTTCTGCAGCAAGTTCTGATGTATTAGTTGATTCTTCTGGTGCCCCAGTTACAGATTCCTCAGGAGAACCCATTGCTACTGGTTCAGCTGTCGAGGGAACTCCCCCTCTTGACATCTCGGCAATGGTGGCAAAGTTCGGTCCTAACGTCACCGCGGTGTACAATGCGCTTCTTGATGCTGGTATCAAGGATCCAAATGCTTTGATTGCCATTCTTTCTAATGTTGCTAAAGAAACTCAATTTAAGTTAGTGCGAGAAAATATGAAATATAGCTCACCCGCAAGACTTAAAGAAGTTTTCCCGAGCAAATTTTCAAATATGTCTGATGCTGAAGTTGCAACATACGTTAACAATGAAGAAAAATTGGCAAACTTAGTATATGCCAACCGTTATGGTAACGGAGATGTTGCGTCTGGTGATGGTTATAAGT